ATAGGTGCTCGATGTCTTCCTTGAGCACAAACGAGTCGTAGTCGAGGGTCAGAATGTATTCGTATTCGTCGAGCACCTGCTCAAAGATGCGGGTGTTTACCTGCGACCAAAACGCCCCGGTGCCCATCGTCGGCTCAATGCCAAGGGGCATCAACGCCTTCCACCAGCCGAAATGGTTGCTAGTGAACGACAGCCGCGGCATCGACAGAACGGCATGTACGCGGATGTCGCAAGATGTGCCGCCGACCTTGATGAGCATCGCTCCTCCATGAAACGCGAAACGGGCGACGGGGGCTACCCGCCGCCCGCTTGGGCGTTCAGATTGGCTGAGGCGTCAAGCTCAGCCGGCGACAGCGACCGACGCACCCTTCTCGGCGGCGGTGTCGGGGCCGTCTTCGGGCTTGCCGAGTCGAGCCACGGAGTAGACCGAGCCGGTGGCGTTGCCGGTGGCGAGCACCTTCACGTACCGCTTCTTCCCGCGGAGGTCGACATCGAACCGCACCACCACGTCGGAGCTCGTGTTCGCCGGCGTCGGGATCGTGAACGACGTGCCGCCCACGTAGCCCGAGATGTCGGAGTAGGCCGACGTGGTGTCGCCGTGCTGCAGCTTGCAGACGAGGGCGACGGCCGAGTTGGTGCCGGCAGCGGCGACCTTCTCGAAAGCCACGTCGATGCTCGCGTACTTGAAGCCGAGGGTGTCGATCTCGTGCGAGTGGGTCGCAGACGACGTGATGTCGTCCGAGAGGCTCGCCAGCGTCTTGGTGTTCTCGAGACGGTTCATGGAAGCGTTCTCCGGGGCATGTCAGGAGTGAGTGAAGGACGCCGGCGGGTCATCAGGCACCCTTGATCGCCACGATGGCACCAGCCGTGGTTGCATCGCCAGCCGAGTGCCAGACCATGGTGCCGCGGGCGACACCGGTGAACAGCGTCTGGTCGAACTCGACGTACCGCTCGGTGCTGATCCGGGTGGCGAACTGCGACCGCAGGCCGAACATCCCACAGAGGTCGGGCCGGCCGAAGTAAGCGATGGTCTCGCCGGTGAAGTCGGTGTCGGTCGAATGGGTCTGGTCGGTGATCTCGACCGGGAACCCAGCGAACTGGAGCCCCGTGCCACCCTCGACCGAGACCCGGCCGCCAGCGGCCATGTCGAGCCGCTGCATCGCCAGGGCGAAGCCGAGGCTCGAGATGTACCAGCGGGCACCGTTAAGGGCGTAGCGGGGGAGCTTGCCGAGCGCACCGAGGAAGTCGGCCGCGACGAGCTCTTCCCACGTGTCACGGCCTGCGCCGGTCGTGTGGACGGAGCCCGCACCGATCTTGGCCTTGAGGCCGACGATTCCGCCGTAGGTGCTCGTGCCGTCGCCGGCAATCGCCGCGGCCTCGAGCTTGCCAGAGATGGCCGTGGCGAACTCTTCGGTGATGAAATCTCCGAGGTTGATTGCCGAATCGGCAAGCACCTCATTGGAGACCTTCGTGCCGACCGTCAGCTTGGACGCGACCAGCTGCACCTGGTTGACTGCCGGATCGCTCGTGGTGATTTCGGCGTTCTCGCCGGTCCAGTTGGCAGTGACGCCGGAAACCCGCTTCGGAAACAGGACAGCGTCACTGGCCATTGGGACCTGTTGCATCGAGCTCGACCAGACGGAGTAGACGTCGACCAGGCGGATGAGGTTGGCAATCATCACGTCGGGGACGAGGGCACCGCCGGCCGCGTTGGTCGCTTCGCCCATCGTCCGCACCTCGACGCCGTGATCGGCACACCACTGGCGTGCGTCGGCGTCCCCGGTGTACTGAGCCTTGATCCACTGGCCCACCGTGAAGGCCTCGGCGGGATCCTTGTAGGCACGGAGCTTGCCGCGGTAGGCGACGGGCTCGATGCGGGCACGCTGGGCCTTGGCGGGCTCGACGGCCGGGGTGCAGCGGTCGACCACCGCTCGGAGGCTCTTGGCCTGCTCGACGACGGCGTGCTCAAAGCTGAGCTTCTTGGTGAGGTTGCCGGCCCGGGTGGAGAGAGACTCCAGCTCGAGGTCGCGGGCCGCGACGGCGTCCGCGTCGACGCACTCCATGGAACGAACGGCGTCCATCCGGTTGGCGACTTCGGCCGACTCGTCGGTGAGCTGCTTGATCACGTCCATGGTCTGCGTCTCCTGGGACAGCAAGGGGTTGCCGCGGTGCGACAAACGCAGACTAGGACCGCCCTCCGTGCCCCTTGAAGAACGCGACCGCGGAATGTGTTGTTTGCACAACAACACGACCGCGGGCACCGCACCTGGGGCAGCGGACGTACCGCAGCTGCTCCACGCCGCAAGCGCGGCTGGAGCGTGTCCGCATCGTCTCGCCACACTGGCACCGCGGTCGGTCAGCCACGCATTTGGCTCCGCAGGCGAAGGGCAGCGGCGATGGCCGCGTAGGGCACCAGGGAACGCGGCTCGGGCTTTGCCTGAGCCTCCTGCAAAGCCAGCCACACTTGGTACGACCGCATGGCCACGCCAGCCGTCGACGCTGGGTAGGCCGGCACCAGAACCGGCCCCACGTCGTACAGGCCCGACACCTCGCGGATGTGGCGGATCGCGCCCTTTTCGTCGGCCACGAACGCCTCGCCCTTGGGGTCGACCGTGAACGCGAAGCTGCTGCCCTTCACATCGCGTCGCTGGATCAGCTCGAGCACGTCGGCTCGGCTGACGGGAGGTGTGACGACGTAGCGGAGGCCCTTGTCGTCGCTCGACAGTTCCAGCGTGCCGCTCGACGTGCGGCCGAGGACGATGTCGGAGTTGTGGTTGAACAGCGCCACAACGTCCTGGCGGCCCCGCTCCCGGCTGAGCACCTTGTCAAAGGCTCCCGGCAGGATCATCTCCCGAAAGCCTCCCAGATCGAGCGACAGGCGGTTGTAGACCGCGGCATAGCCGACGATGGCGGCGCGGCCGTCAGCCCGGCTCTCAACGACCAGGTCGTCGGCGGCGTCGAACTCAAAGTCGCGGCGTTCAATTTCGCTCATGGCATAGCCTCCTGAGGCGTGCGGTCGGTGATGGTGTGCGGGGAATCGTCCACCCAGACATCGACGGCGATCTGGGCATCTCGGGCGGCGGCTTCCTTCAGCGTTTCGGTGCCGATCAAGAGCACGCGGGAAAAGAACTCCCGCCACGCACCGAGGGTCTCGGTGATCGTGGCCAGATTCTCTGGCGTGTCCTCGCGGCGGCTGATCATCACGACGGTGTTTCCGCCGGCCACAGCCTGCCGGGCAAACATGCCCCACAGGCCAGGGTCGGCAGAGAACGTGGCGTCGAAGTCGATGCTGATGGTGAGGGCTCGCGTTTCCACGTCTTCGGCCTTGGCCTTGCGCTGGCCGTTGCCCTCGAGCTCGTCTTCGGTGTCGTCGGCCGGTGAGTCTTCGACCACAGGGGCAGGCTCGGGGGCCGGCTGCATCGCCGGTGGCTGTGGCGGGCCAGCCGTAGCAGCTGCCACCGTCTGCATGTTCAGCGGCACAAGCCGCAGCTTGCCTGCCTCGGCAGGGAGCGGAGCCATCCCGAGGTACGAACGCGCCTCGTCAATGTCGAAAATGCCGCGGTCGAGCATCGATGTGAGGAACGACGACTGTGCCGCCGAATCCCCGCGGAGCAGGCCGTTGACGTTGTGCTCAGCAAAGTACCTGTCGTCGTCGGCAATGAGGTCGCGCGAGATGGCCGCCTCCCACCGCTTGAGGTGCGGCAGCAGGCAATGCTGCACGAACTCGGTGCCCTGCACCTCAATGTTGCTGTAGGTGCTGCGGGTCAGGTCTTGGATCATGTGCGGGGGCATGCGGAAAGCCCGGCAGATCTCGATCACTTGGTACTGCCGCGTCTCAAGGTACTGAGCCGCTTCGTTGCTGCCGCTGAGCTCCTTGGCCTTCACGCCGTTGGGCAGCATGGCCGTGCGAAACGCCCGGTCTGCCCCGCGGTGCATCCGCTCCCACGCGGCCACCAGACGCTCGGCCGCTTCGGCCGGCACCGGGTTGTCGCTCTCGAGCACGACGCCGGGCCGGGCACCGTTGCCGAAGTAGGCACCGCCGTGCTGCTCGAGGGCCCGGGCCAGGGCGATGGCATCGCGGCAGACCGTGGCCGGCACCACGCCGTTGATCCCGTCGAGCGACAGGAACCGAAGGTGAAAGATCTGGTCCTGGCGGTAGATGGTTTCCTTGCCAGTGCCGCCCGGCTCCCGGTAGCGGTAGCGAAGGGCACCGTTTTCCACACGCTCGACGATCATGTTGGCCGGGTGCAGTGGTCTCATCTCAGCCACGGCACCGACACGCGAGGAGCCGATCACCTCGGCGAACGAATGCCCGTACATGAGGTAGAGGGCCGTCATCTGCTCGCGGAACTCAAACGCCGTCTGCCAGGAATTGGGCTGTTGGTGGAGGAGCCTGTACAGCGGAGAGGCCTCGGCACGAACGCGGTCGCCGTTGCCGAGCCGCTCAAACAGATGCAGCGGCAGGCTGGCCACGCTCTCGGAGATCACGCGGACGCACGCCAGAAACGCCGAGCATTGCAGGGCGCTTTCCGGTGTCACACGCACCCCAGCCACCGTGCGGTTGCTGTTTCCCCAGTCGACGCCTGCGTATTCCGTCCCGCGAAGGTTGAGCATCCGCCAGTCGCGGTCGGACGGCGTGTCGAACATGCCGCTGTGGATGATGTCGCTCATAGGATGACCATGTCCCAGTTTTGTTCGGGCGGCTTGCCGGTTGCCGCCGCGTGGATCCCGAGCCCCATGACCAGGGCGACGATGCCGTCGATGCGTTCCGTGCTCTTGGCCTTGCTCGGCTTCAGGTTGCCCATGTGGTCTGTCTGCACAGCGACGTTGCCGGCCATCCAGTCCATCACCGGACTCTGGCACCGAATCCGCTCGGACAAGACGAGGTTCTCTAACTGCTTAGACGGGCTCGACATCGAGCCGAATCCCTGCCCAAAACCTACGACTTGCAGGCCCTCTCCTTGAAGTTGAGTCGCTAGCTGGGTGGCGTTCCAACGGTCAATCGCCACTTGGCGGATGTTGAATTGCTGGGACAGGGCGACGATGTCGCGGCGGATCACGTCATAGTCAGTGACGTTCCCATCCGTGGCGCGTATGTGACCGTCGCGGATCCAGCCAAGATAGTCGATCTTGTCGCGGGTTGCCCGCTCGGCGGCGTTGTTCTCTGGCACCCAGAAGTAGGGCATAACGTCAAAGGATCCGTCTTCGGCCTGCGACACCATGACGAACGCTGAAAGATCGTAGGTGCTCGCCAAGTCGAGCCCTGCGTACCACTCGCGGCTGGCCAAGTCCTCGCGGAGTGGTTTGGAACACTTCGACCAGGCCGCTGGCGACAGCCAACGAACGTCGGATGTTGTCCAGACATTGAGCCTGTACCGCAGGAACGCGTTGAGCTTCGACGGGCTTGCATCTGCCTCGCGGGCGTCGGCCGCGAACGACTCGACCGTGATTGTCTCCCCGAGTGACGGGTTGGCCTTCTTCCAAACCTTCTCATCCTTCCAAGTGCCGTCCGATCCGCACTCGGGAGGAGCGGCGTAGATGCACCCAAAGAACGCTGGGTCGGTCTCTGGCTTGGCGATGCATCGCTCGGCGTAGGCGTGTTGCTCCCAGCAGATGCTCTTCCTGTCGTACCCTGCCGTCGTGATGGACAGGATCAGTGGTTGCCGACGAGCTGCACCGCCGTAGCGAAGAGCGTCCCACAGTCTCCGGTCGCGCTGTGCGTGGAGCTCGTCGAAAAGGAGAGCGTGTATATTCAATCCTTCGGCCCTAAACGCGTCGGCAGACAGCACCCGGTAAAACGAGTTGCTTGCCTTGTGCACGATGGTCTTGCGGCTGTCGATCACCTCGAGGTGCTTACTCAGGGCCGGCGAGGCCCGCACCATCGACGCGGCTTCTCGGTAGATGATGCCCGCTTGCTCGCGGTCGCAAGCCGCGCCGTACACCTCGGCCCCTGGCTCGGAGTCGAACATCGTCATGTACAGCGCGATGCCGGCCAGCGTTGTCGACTTGCCCTGCTTCTTTGGCAACTCGATGTAGCCGACCCTGTGCTTTCTCGTGCCGTCAGGATGCACTTGGCCGAACAGCTCACGCACCACGTGGTGCTGCCATGGCAAAAGCAGGAACGGCTTGCCGGCGTTCTGCCCTTTGGAGTGCCGAAGGATTTTCTCGAAGAACGACACCACGCGAAGGTACTTCGCCTGGCCATCGGCCGTGAGCTTAGGCCCCGTGGATCTTGAAGAACTCTTCGACTTCGTCTGTCGGCTTGGTTTCTTTGCCACCGATGCGGGCCCTCGAGCTCGGCGTCAGTCCAAACTCGCTCATTAGCGTGGACTGCAGCGCCACTAATCCCCGGTACAACGGGCCGGCCGGGTTTGGTTTCACGCCCCCAAGGTCGGTGTGCATCACAGCGCCGCCGGCGCGAAAGGCAAGCAGGCACTGCTGCGCCGATGAAAACACTTCACACAACGTGGCAAGCGCCTCGCCATCGGACATGGTCAAGGTGCCGAGCGACTGCAAGATCGGCACCAGCTCCCGCCACTTGTCGACGGCAACAGGATCCGGCAAAAGTCGTGCCGGCATGTCTGGAACGCCGGGCGGCGATGCGAGGTCTGGACGGATCTTGCGCTTGCCCTTGTTGCCGAGCAGGTTTTTGACGGCGGCGGGTTGCGGGGGTCGGCCGGTGCGAGCCATGGGAAAACCTTGCGGACTTCTGCGGACACGTGACTGCCTCTAACGACAGGGGTTTATTGTGGGATTTCAGGCCGTGATGCCGACCGCCCCCCCACTGCCGCATTTTGCGACACCTGCTCGGCCTTCGTCTTCCTGCCGTGGCATCGCACGCACAGGCATTGGCCGTTGGCCACGTCGTACCGCTCGCCGCCGCTGGTGATTGGCTTGATGTGGTCAGCGTGGGCCTCACGTCTGCTGCTGCACACTCGCCCGCACTGCTGGCATTGCCATGCGTCACGCGTCAGCACGGCCCGCCTCCAGGCTTTGTGCGTCTTGTCACAGTAGCCACGCTGGTGGGCGTTGGGCCTGCCTTCCTCCCGCGGCCGTGACCGCAGGCGTGGAGGCTTGAACACCGGCAGTCTCTCTGGCATCTGCTTACCTCACGCGGCCTTGAGCTCAGCGTCGACCATCATCGTCACCAGATCTCGGAACGTGACAGTGGGCGTCCACCCGAGCACTCGACGTGCCTTGCTCGCATCACCCAGCAGTAGATCGACCTCGGCAGGGCGGTGCAGGGCAGGGTCGCACACCACGTGCTTCTGGTAGTCCATGCCGAACATCCCGAACGCCGCTTGGCAGAACTCACGCACGGTGTGCGTCTCGCCCGTGGCGATCACGTAATCGTCGGGTGTGTCTTGCTGGAGCATCAGCCACATGGCCTGGACGTAATCGCCAGCGAATCCCCAGTCCCGCTTGGCATCGAGGTTGCCGAGCCTCAGCGTGTTCTGCTTGCCTGTGACGATCTTGGCCACGGCCTTGGCAATCTTCCGCGTCACGAACTCCTCGCCGCGCCTCGGGCTTTCGTGGTTGAAGAGGATCCCGCACGACGCGTGCATCCCATACGCCTCGCGGTAGTTGACTGTCTGGCAGTGGGCGTAAACCTTTGCACAGCCGTATGGGCTGCGAGGGTGGAATGGGGTAGTCTCTCGCTGTGGTGTCTCTGCCACCTTGCCGAACATCTCCGAGCTCGACGCCTGGTAGAAACGGATTGCCTTGCCTGCCGACTCCTGTGTGTCTCGCACGGCCTCGAGCAGACGCGTAACGCCGGCCCCTGTGACATCGGCGGTGTAGGTCGCCTGTGCGAACGACACGTGCACGTGGCTCTGGGCACCGAGGTTGTAGACCTCGTCGGGGGCGACACATCGCACCACACGGGCCAGCCCGGCACCGTCCGCCAAGTCGCCGTGGTGGAGCACAAGGCCGCCGTCGCCGTGCTCGATCCGCTCTGTGGATCGTGTCGAGGATCGACGCACTAGGCCGTGCACCTCGTAGCCCTTGGCGAGCAGCAGCTCTGCGAGGTAGCTGCCGTCCTGGCCGGTGATGCCGGTGATCAGTGCACGTGGCATGGTCAGCGTCCCTGCGACTTCTTCGCGGCCATCCGCTTTGCGTAATAGGCGGCACAGTCCTCGCGCACGGTCGGGTTAAAGAGCGAGTAGTCGTTGAGATGTCCATGAACGAGGTGGCAGCGATCCGAGCAGATTGCCACGACGTTGGTTGGGTCACATTCCCTGAATGGGTCGATATGGTAAGGGACCACATGGTGGCCGGTGAGCCCTTCCCGCTGGCCGCAGGCGATGCAGGTCTTGCCGCGCAGGAAAGCCCTTAGGAACGGTGCCCACTTGCTCGACCGTGGCACGCCAGCAGCGACAAGGCCGGGATCGGGTCGGCGGAAAAGATCGAGCAGGCTCATTTCCAAACTCCCGAGACGTTTAGGCTCGCCTGCCCCAGCTTCCATGTTCCGCCGACGTTGATGTAGGCATCAGACGGTCGCCACGTTCCGCCGACGTTGACATTCAGCTTCCTCGGCAACCCCGCCGCACGATCCGGCAGCGGCGACAGGCCGATCCCGCGACGGCTGGCGAGAAGGTAAATCTCGGATGGAGTCAACGAGCGGTTGTAGAGGCGCACGTCGTCGAGCGAACCGTTGAGGAATTGCCCTGTACCGGAAAGCGATCCGAGCCACACAGACTGTCGCACGTAGTTCGCCGCCACGTTTGCAGCATTCGCCGGGCTTTCGGAGACGGTTCCGAGTCGCACTCCGTTCTTGTAGTAGATCGTTTCGCGGATGACGGTTCCTGGGTAAACAAACACGCCATGCGTCCATTTCCCTGAATCGAACGCATTGCCGATTGTGCAATTCGTTGTTCCGCCGGAATACTGCAAGCCTCCCGAGGTGCCCAATCGAACGAGAATGCCGAGCCCAGCCGATGATCCACCGCCGGAGTAGATCACCGTGCCGCCTGTAGCGCTGCTGTATAACCAGAACGCCACAGACCAAGGCACGTTTCCGGCAAGCCCCGTGCGATCAGACGACAAAGAAAAATCATTCGTGCCGTCGAGCGTTACCGCCGGCGCACCAGCCACGGGCTGCCACGAGGTCTGGCCACCCATGTTGGTCAACGTCCCGTGCGCGTTTCGCCCGCTCCTGTCGATCAGCGACAAACCGCTTGCACCGAGCGACGGGCACCACGCGCCGACAAGCCCCTGACGCAGTGATGGGTATTCGTGGCGTGGCATCAGTTGATGGTTTGATAGACGGGCTGGAGCCGAATCTGGTGATTCCCGGAGGTGCTGTTGAGCGCTACGCCGGTCGAGTGCGTGATAAACAACACGACCTTCGGCGGCAGCACGCCCCCAAACGCAGCCGCAAGCGACACCGGGCCAAAATGGTAGACGCGGTCGGTCGTGTTCGCTGTTGCCATTGCAGCAAGAAACCGGCAGACGCTCGCCTTGATGTCGGCAGACGTGATCGTCTCGCCGGACTCTGTGCCGTCGAATACATCCGGCCAGTTGGTTCCGTCCCAAGAGCCCACCGCCCACACCTCGATTGACCGTGCGGCAGTTGGCGAGGTGCCCGCGGCGATCTTGCCCGACACCAGATAGTCCAGGACGAGCAGCGATGTGTTGTCGATCACATCGGATTCTCGGCCGGTCAAAAGGTTTGTGTCGCTCGCAAGGCTCGCCAGCGTGATCGTCACATCGCTCGCGGTGCCGTATGCAAGTTTTAGATCAGCCATTGGGGTTTCTCCGTGCGTTAACAATAAGCCCCACGCCGATCTCCGGCAGCCCCACCGATTCCGCCCACGGGATCGAGTGATCGGCCAGCGCCGATAACGCATCGGCCTGAGCCTGCGAACAGATCCTTGCCTGGACGAGCGCGGCCCGCATCCCGATCACCGCGGGCCGGTCCATATCGACGGACTGGATCGTGCCCGACTGGTCGTCGATCCACGCCAGCACGGTGATCGCCAAAGCCCTGAGCTGGTTCGTACCCGTCTCCCGAGCCTCGATCAGCGACGGCCAGTACCCGCCCTCGATTGCTGTCTGCCGGACTTGCCACGTCGGCACCGGGCGACGGACGGAGACGCGGAGCCCGTTGACCGCGTCGGCCAGGAGCTGGTCGGAAAGGCCGCGGTACTGCGGTTCTGCGATCTTCGCGGCGAGAGCGGCGAGGTTCATGCGGAATACCTCAGGTAGATGTCGCCGGACGATCCGCCGGTTGCTGCAGCCGTGCCGCTTGTAATGTTGACGCCAGAGAGAACGCCGGCCGTAGCCGTCAGGCCAACGCCAACTTGGATAACGCCGAGGGCTGTAGTCGTCGCAGCGTTGATGTCGGAGCCTGCCAGCGTCACCGCTCCCGTTCGCCCAGCCACGCTCGTCACAGGAGGCGCTGCGTAGCCAGAGACGTCCGAGGTCGTGAGCGTGACCGCCCCCGTCCTGCCGGCAACGGACTGAACAGGGGCAGCAGACGCAGCTGCGGTCGCAAAACCTGTTACGTCGCTGGTAGAAAGTGTTACGTCACCGGTTCTGCCCGCAACGCTTGTTACTGGCGGGGCTTGGTAGCCGCTCACATCTGCCGTGGTGAGCGTGACTGAACCAGTGCGGCCGGCCACAGACTGCACGGGAGCGGCAGCCGATGCCGCGGCCGAGAACCCGGAGATGTCCGCTGTGCTCAGCGTCACGGTGCCGGTGCGGCCGGCGACGCTGTAGACCAGGTCCGGCTTGCCTGTCAGGTCGTCCCAGCTTGAGGCACCGCCGCCGCCGCCAATCGTGATCGTGCTACCAGAGGCCGTTACGCCACCGGCCGAGGCAATCGTGAGCGTGCCGGTGAGGCCGTTGAGCGATGCAACGCCAGCGCCGCCGTCTTTGCCGGCCGGGCCTTGCGGGCCAACGCCCGAGCTCACGGACACAGACACCGTGCTGCCGCTGACGCTGACAGAAGACGGTGAGTTGCCGCTCACAGAGATGTCGGTCATGGCTTCACCTCGAGCATGCCATCGGTGATGCGCCTCGTGACCGTGCCAGGGGCCACACGGATGACACGGAGGCCGTAGGTGCCAGCCCCGCGGTTGGCCGTGTCTGACTCGGTCAGAGTGATCGTGTGTTGGCCAGCCGTGGCAGAGACCGTGGCGATGGCGGGCGAGTAGAGCGTCGAGCCGTCGACGAGCGAGTAAACCTCGCTGGTGACGGTGTAGTCGGTCGTGTTGTCGGAGAAGTCAAGCGTGGCAACGAGCTCCGTGCCCTTGGGCACCGTCAGGTTGAGCGTGCCGCTTTCCAGGCTGAATGTGGCCATCAGTTCCTCGTGCCTTGGGCTTCCATAATCGTGGCAATCTCTTTCTGCCCGACTGCGATCTCTTGAAGCGTCTCGGCCTGTTGGCGTTGCGTTGTGCCGATCTCCTCTAGGTTTCTAGACGTGCTGTCAAGAAACTTGCCGTGAGCCTCGACAATCGGCACCACGGCTGTGGAGTAAATCGCCACGCCGGCCTCTCGGGCCATGTACAGAACTGCTGCGAGGATCAGCAGCGGCACACCGAGCCGCTCGCCAACCCGCAAGACGATATCGAGCGTCGACCGTTCGTCACTCATCTGGTAGCTCCCGTTGGTAGCCCATCAGCAGGCAGCGATTGGCGTGGCTGTCCCTCCACCATGCAGCGATCAGACGGACGATTTCGGCGATGAGGGCACTGAGCACGAACGACAGGATGACTCCCATCTTGGCGTCGTGCCGCTCGTCGAGCTCGACGTTGGCGGCAATCGCATCGGCGTCGGGCGTGTAGTTCCAGCGGCGGATCACCCGTTTCGTGATTCGCGAAACGCGAACACGGCCAGCCGCGAACTTCCGCGGGCCGAGGTGCTCCCACACGTGTCGCTCGAGGGCGGCTCTGCTCATCGCTTTCTCCCAGATTCAACGAGGCCCCACATGAACCACGCCACGACAGCCGCAAACATCACCAACGCACCGGCGAGGAATGAAAGAACGTGGCTCATTTCTTGCCTCCGTCGCAATCGGGGCAGGGGATGACCGCAATGCCGTCGCCGCTTTTGACCTTGCCTGTCGGGTTGCACTTGACGCACTTGGCCGGCGTGGGCTTCGGCGGGGCCGGCAGCGGTTTGGCCTGGAGCCTGACCATCTCCCGGGCTGTCTCGCAGGCGAGCTCGGCGTCGAGCGTGGACCGCGAATCGCCAGCGGCGACGATCACCGCTAGGACGAACGCGCCGAGGGCTGTGGTTGTTCTCATAGGACGCCTCCAGTCCAGTCGGGGAGCGAGCGCGGCTTGAAGCCTTGGAATCCGGCGAGGGCGAATGAGTCTTCGCCCTTGAGCATTGACGTGCACACGTCGGCGTCGACCCAGCCGCCTGACCGCTGGAACACGGCCGGCAGGGTCTCGTCGTAAGTGCCGCTGTAGCAGTCGCCCCAACTGTTGGCCAGATACAACTGTGGCTTTGGCTTCCACCTCAGGCCGCAGAAAAGCATCGCGTGGGCCCACTGGCCGCTGGCTGTGAGGACGCCGTTTCGCAGCGTCATGTCAAAGCCGCGCATCGAGCACACCGCCACAGGATAGGCGTTTTGGATCGCCGTGGCTGCCTGCTGGAAGTTGGTGCAAAGCGTCACATCGGCGACTTTGCGTTCGGCCGCGTAGGGCTCGAGCTTGTCGGGCACGCCGTTGCGGCCCCAATCCTTTTCGATGCTCGCCGATGTCTCGTGGAACACCGTGCCGCCGTAGTCTTGGCCAAAGTGCAGAGTGCCGTAGCGCGTGACGGCCTTGGCGGCAGCGCCGCCATAAGATCCGTCGCCTCCGTGGTTGGGCCCGCCCCTGACTTCCACGCGCGAAAACCCGTAGACGCTCGCCGGGAACACTTCCCCGCCGTATGCCTCTGGCTCGCGGCGGATGACTACGTCACACGCAGCGAGGATGTCGACGGCCATGGCCCATGCGTAGCCGACACAGCTGCCGATGGGCTGGTTCAGCCGCCGCCACCTCGGGCTGCACTGCAGGAGGGCGTGGCCGAGGAAGACATCCCGCCCCTCGTCCAAAACAAGGTCGGGCCCGGCCTGAGCCAGCGAGCGTGCGGCCAGCGTCGAAACAAACGCGGCCGTGCCGGTCGGATTGGGCTCGTAGCCGAAGAGCGGATCAAACATCGGCTAGCCCCTCCCTGCGCCACACCACGCCAGGGCGTTTGAGAGCTCGACGTAGGCGGCACGGAGCTCGGGGGTGACTGGTTGCACGTCGGTGCCGATGATGGCCGCAAAGGCCCGCTCTGTGGCTTCAGCGAGGCCCGGGTACTTGCCCTTGGCGTTCTCGCCGAGCCGCCTCCATCCGATCCGCAGGGCAAGGACGTTGTAGGCCCGCAGTGACCGGGTGTCGGTGAAGACGATCTCGGTGTCGGCGGCATCGCCAGCCACGACTCGGCCGGCCTTTGTCCAGAGTTGGGCCCACACCGCGCGGTCAACGGCGTTGGCCCCTCTCAGGGCGGTGTGGACATCGGCCACAGCGGCTTGGAGCTTCTCGCTCGGCGTGGACACGACGACCTCGGGGACGGCGGGTGACGGGCGGGGCAATTCGGGAACGCCGAACGCGGCGACGTAGGCCAGGCCGAGCCCGAGGGCAGCGACCGGCCAGCCGCTCACGGAGGCGCGGATCTGCTCCGAGTGGGCGCGGACCCAAGCCACCACCACGGGGACGGCAGGCCGGCAGACGATAGCCACCGCCGCCAGCCCCGCGACCGCACGAACGACAAGATCCGCACTCATGCAGCCCCCGACTTCGCAAGGGCCCAGCGGATCAAGTCTTCGCCTTCCTTGGTTCTGGCGATGGCGACGACCTTGCCGACGAGCTCGTCGTCGAGCCGGCTGCGAGTCTTGCTCGCCACCCACTCGAGCGCCTCGCTCACAACCACGCTGCGGGCGTAGGCGTCTTTCTCCAGCGTGAATCGCTGGGCGAAGCCGATCAGAGGGCTCCACTCCTGAAACAGCCGCAGCTGCTCCCAGATCGAGAGGCCGGCACCAAACTGGTCGAGCTCTTCGGGCGTTGGCATGGGAGTTTCTCCTGTGCCTCAATTTCACCCGAGAAAACGCACTCCTTGAACACAGGGCCTATTCGGCTTCGGGCTTGGGCACGGCCGACCGAATTGCCGAGATGCTGACGATCTTCGGCAGAGCCTGGCTCGGGCCGCCAGACGACGTGCCGCGGCGAGAGTGCTCGAGCTCCAGCGTCCACTTGCTGCGGATCAAGGCCGCCCGGGCCTCCACGCCAGGGGCGAGCGACAGGCTCTGGCCCGAGGCCCGATCCTCTGCGACGGCCGGATCCTCCAGCCGGCACCGCTTCCTGGCTCGGTCGTGCCGCAGCGGCAGTTCCCAAACGGCTTTTAGCCGGATCAGCTGGTCTTTGGTAATCGTCCAGTGGCTGCACATGACAGCCATCGGCACACCCGCATCCCACTGGAGGCGAAACGCCTGCACGTCGATAGTTGCGGTGTTGCCGGCCACGTCATAGGTACTCGCCGAGCCAGTGCATGACGACACGCGACGCGGGGTTTAGGTAAATCTCCCCGCCGGCATCGCGGATGTTCTTGTGGAATCCGGCGTGCTCAATGTCGCCGTCGATGCTGACGTATTCCGCTTCATAGAACCGCTTTGCATCGTAAAGGGCACACGCTCCAAACGCTGAGTAGACCTTGATCGGCTGAGCACCTGGCGGCGGAAGCCAGAGCGGAAAGTAACGGTCGAACCTTGCAACCTCGCCCCACGCGCGAAATGCCCATGCATCGTAATGCGCCCACACCTTCGTTTTGGCGTCTGTGATGCCCCGGTAGATCGAGGTGCTGGCCATGCATGCCGCGGCAGGCATGGTGTGCATCCAGCCGAGGCTGTTGGAGATTCCGCTTTCGGAAAAACCGCCCCACGGATCCATGTCGACAGCCAGGACGTAGTCGGCATCCGGCCACCGGTCGCGGGCGAGCTCGCGGTAGCGGTTTCGGTACGTGGCATACCGCTGCACCCTTGTCGCCTCAAAGCCCCGCTCGTCGCTGTGGCCGAGGTCGCGGCAGTCCGCCAGGACGTTGCCGCCGCTCGACTCGGCCCACGATTGCAACACGGCCTTGGTGTCGTCGGTCGAGTCGTTCTCCACGACCACGGCAGTCCATCGGCCGAAGCCAGAGCCGATCTCCTGGAGCCGGGCTATTGTGACCGGAAGGATGTTCCCAATGTCTCGGGCCATGCCGACAATCACGACCTTTGACTCTCTGGCAATGGCCTCGCCGAGGGCGGACATTGCGTGGTACTGCTCGGCAAACTCCGGGTCGACTGGCAACACGACTTCCGGCGTGAACTCGTTAAGGTTGATCGTCACATCTTCCATGCGATTGCCACACCGTGGCCCTCCAGAATCTCGTGCCTGAGGCCACAGTCGGGCTGGTCATCCATGAAGACGTGGAACAGCGACCGCAGGCCTGGATGGGCCGGATGGCGGATGTCGTGGAACACCAGCTGGCCGCCGGAAGCCACCAGCCCCCAGCAGTTGGTCAGGTCGGCCAAAGCCCCGGCTGGCGAATGGTCGCCGTCGACGAGCACGACGTCGAATTGCTCGCGGAGCGTCGGCACCGTTTCCTTGCTGTCGCCGTCGAGGAACAGCCGGGAGCCCGTGTACAGCAGTCCGTTCAGCATCCACTGAATGTGATCGCTGTTGCCGCGGCCAGTTCCGCCGTACATCGGCCCCCACACATCGCAGACCACCACTCGATCAATGATCACCGAGTTGGCGACGATCTGCCGCAGGCTGTCGCCCTCGCGGCATCCGACCTCGAGGTAGCTACGCACGCCGGGGGCCAGTGCCACTTCCCGCAGGTAGTCGTGCAGGCTTTGGTCGTTCATGCGATCACCACTTTCGTATGGGCCACGTCGCCGTAGCTTTTGGAAACCTGAAGAGACTCCACGAGCGTGTCGTCGAAGAAGTCACCGAGGGCGTCGAGCACTGCTTTGGCAAGGTTGTCGACGTCGGGCCGCGGCAGTCGCGGGGCTGTGGCTTTGATCACCCCGCGGCCGGTCATGTGAGATTTTGGACGCTGAAAGACCGATATTACGCACACTTGGATCGGCTCTGTGATCGGGCCGAGGCCGGCAATCGTGGCCGACAGTGCCACCGCCTGGCGGAAGGCATGCACGGGATGCGAGGCCGGGACATAGGCCCGAGCAAAGCCGCCTCTCGTCGACACTCGCGGGCGGGGTTGTGGCACTGGATCGCCGGGGACGGTGAATGCGATCACGCTTTCACCTCTTTCCAGTCGCCAATGTCAGTCCTTTGAAACAGCCGAACGTCGTCAAAGCCGCACTGGTAGGCGAGCTCAACGCAGGCGGGGGCAAATACCGCCACTGGCTTTGTAATGTCGATGTGACCGCAGGCCTTCAGCCATAACACGCCGATGCGGGCGATGCCCCGGCGTCGGAGCTCAGGGGCGACAAATCCCTCGAGCGTCTGGATGCCACGCCAGACGTGGGTGGCGATCCAGGCACAGGGGTCAGCGTCTTCGCCGTAGATCACGCACAGAGGGGTGCGAGCCCGGCACAACCGGAACTCGCGGGCCATGTCCGAGCCCGGCTTACAGAGGAACTGGGCGCAATGCCGGGCCAGGTCATCGTCGAGCTCGTGGAGTAGCAGCACTTCGGAAATCATGCCGCCAATCGTGGCGACTTGGTCAAGCCTGCCACTTCTGACACTTCAGGCACCGTCCGTTTCGGCGGTGCTCGCAGTGCTGATCCTCCATGGTCTGCATGGCTAGCACGTTCCTGGCTCGCCAGTACGCTGCCAGTTCTGCGATCTCCTCTGGAGTCGGATCTCCCCACTCAGGGCCATCGTCGACAGGCTCGCAGTGGTTCTCTTCGGCCTTGAGCACGATTCGCGGCGCGTTGCTCGGCGTGCGGAATCCGCCTGCCGGCCGCGGTGCGAGCCCGAATCGCCGTGCCCATGCTTTCACTGTCGTGTCGGAGACTCGATATCGCAGGCAGAGGTCTTGAATCTTCACGTTGCGGTCGAGGTACGCGGCGCTAAACGCCTCGCGGCTTGGCTTCGTTGTCACCCCTTTCCCTCCGGCCCCGGCGGCAGCGGCATCCAGTGGGTGACTTCCCACATCGAAATCATTCCTTGCCACTTCCACCGTGGCTGCCTGTTTCGCTCCTGCTTGGCGAACGTGTTGATCTCGTAGACCATCTCGCAGACGTTGCCCGTCTGGCATCGGACTAAGCATGTGAAACGGAAGCCGTTCGCCTCGTTCAAATCAGGCAACCTCTCTCCCACCGGCACCCACCGCCGATCCTCGCGGAGCCGGGCGATCTCTGCCTCCAGGCTCTCAACCTTGTGGTGCAACGTCGAGATAGACCGCCGATCCTCGACCAACTCGTCCAGCCGCGTCGCCGTTTCCAGCAGGCAGGCATTAGCACATCCGTCCCCGCTCTGGATGTCGCGGGCGAGGATTCGCAGCGCGGAGATCAGCGTTGCGTCGGGTGTTCGTCGATCACTCACGCCCCACCTCCTTCACCGCCACGCCCGCAGAGGCCTCCAACTCGGCAACGCGGGCCTTGAGCGTGTCCGCCTCCATGACCGCGGCCGCAAAACGGTCGGCCGTGAGCGCCTGCGTGATTCTCTCGGCTCGCAGGGCATCACGCTCGCGGATCGCGGCGTCACGCTCTTGCGTCAGCCGTTCCGCTTTGATGAACGCCTCGTCGCATTCTCGATCCAGCGCCGCCACGGCGCATTCACGCAGCCGCTCTGCCTGCCGTTCCTCGTCGCTCACGACGCGGACGGACTCGCCGGGCCTGAGATTTCCGCTCTGGCGCAGAGCATTGTGCCACTGACCAGGGAAGAATATTCTCCGCGGGTCAACCGTCACCTCCAGCGTCACCCGCTCGGTGCGCATGCCGTCCCCCTTGTTTTCCTGATCCACCGCCGATGATGCCGAAACACTTTTCGGAATCATCGCCCGCCCCAATCCGTCGCACTCCTTGCACGATTCCCGGCATCGGTGATCCATGCCGTACCCCCCGCAAGCAGTGCAGGCAAACGGTGCCGCAATCGCCTCCCCCAGCGTTGGCAGCGGCCCCGTCCGGTTGTCCTCTGCCGCTCGGACGGCGGCGTCCCTTGCTGTGTCCTTGCACCAAGTCACTCACCCCTCCCGCGGCGTTGCCGCTTCCTGTTGATCCGCCAGATAATCCCACCAATCCGCCACTTGCCTGAGCCACTTCGCGGCCTTGCGCCACTCTTGCGGCTGGCCCTTGATGCCGTCCGCAATCGGCACTTCCACAGACGCCTCCAGCGGCTGGGCCTCGCCGCGAATCGATCCGCGGTGCCGAAGGTCGCGTGGTTTCTTCATAGCCCCGTCGCCGTCGTGCCGGGCTTGTACGGGCCGTTGCTGTAGCCGAGATCGAGTTGAATCAGCCTGACGGTAGCGCCCCGCAGTTCCGCTTGCGACAGCAGCCGCCACAACGATCCGCTGCCAACGAACACCCAGGTGGTCGGGTCGCCGGTCGGCACCGAGTCGGGAAAGCCCCGCCAGTCGGCGTAGCCGGGGAACGTTTGCCCGTTGATCGTGACCGTCACCCAGCCCCTGAACAGCGTCGTCCGTGGGATCACCGCCGGGACCGGCGACTTCCGAGGGGCCATCGCCCCCTCGCCGGACGCACCAACAAGAACCAAAGCCGCCACCGCTACCAACGTCGAGAGAAAACGCATCGAGAAGAATCCTTTCGAAAAAAGTCGTGGCCGCCGTCGTGACGCACCACCCGAATCAAGACGCGATGGAGGAATCGAACCTCCGTTTCCCGCAAGGCGGGATCCTGCCACTGGATGAATCGCGTGCGCACCGTCGGCCGCAACCGGCTGGGTGACGGAATGTTGTTCACCGCAGGCTGTAGCGCCGGCAGGCATACCACCGGCCATCCCGCCCCTGTGCCGTGCCCTCCTCAAGCACCGTGCCGCCGTTGTTGCAGCAGGCCGCCAGAGCCGAGGCCGGACTGCCGCCAACGCCGACGCCTTCGTAGGTCGCGCCGTGGCTTGCAGCGTGAACCATCGAGCCGCTCGCCGCCATCGCCTCGGCGTGGCCTTGAGCCCCGCGGGTCACCGTCCTGGTGCTCGCGGACGAGCAGCTCCCGCCCGTGCAGGTGCTCGCCCTGGTCGTCGTCACCGAGCGTTTCCAGGGGCCGGCGTGAGCCGAGGTCGAGAGGATCACCAGAGCCACCACCGCAAGAAATCCATTTCGCATCGCATCACTCCGTTGAGGCAGTCGCGGCATCGGCATCCACCACTCTGGTGTGTACCCAGCCTCGACCAATTCCGGCCGTGGATAAATCCACGTCACCGTGTCGAACACATTGGAAATCGCACACACGGGCCACGACTTGCCGTCGCTCACCAGACAGTTCTGGTAGTGCTCAGGCAGATGTTCGTCGATCCGTTTCCACATCATTCCGCCGCCAGAGGCATGACGACAGCGAGGGCTTCTTCGTGACGCAGAACCACCGCAGACTCCGCGTCGGCGGCGAACACTTCGATGATGGCACCCGGGTCAACATTGCGAAGCCAGCCGCCCACGAACGTCGGATCGAGCCGAACGGTGGCCTTGATGCCGGCCATGGTGAGCTCTGCAGTCACCGTCGACTCGCCGTAGTCAGCCGAACGCGCCGCCAGCATCAGCCCGTTGTCGACGAACGTGAACTGCACGCCGCGGCTGGTCTCGTTGACGACGATGGACGCCTGCCGAACAGCCGCGAGCAGCTCGCCGGCCGTCACCTCGGCGTGGGCCGGTGGTGCCCGAAACACCTTGTCGGTGCCCGTGCCGAACTCGGGCCGGATGTTGGCCGGGATCACCTCCTGCCACCGCGGAAAGCGCCCGTCGAGCAGTCGGGCCCAGAGCGTCACGCCGTCCATGTCGGCCACGAGCTCGTTGCCACTGAGGCTGAGCTGAATGGCGTCGTCGGCGTTGGTCGCGGCGAGCTTGGCCAGCGTGTTGATGGCCTGGGCCGGGATGATGCATGACGCGTCGTCCACCGCCTGATCCACCTCGGCGTAGGCCACGTGCAGCCGCCGGCCGTCCGTAGCCACAAACGCCACGTCGCCCTTCTTCTGCTCGACCAGCACCCCGCCGAGGGCGTATCGGCTTGAGTCGTCGTCGGTGGCTCCGACGACGCTCTTGACCGCGCGGCAGAACTGGTCGACCGGGAGCCTGAGGAATGGCTTGCCGGCGTCGACGACACGCTCGGGCCATTCGCCGTCGATCACCGGCAGCGTCCACTGGCCGCGGCCGGCTGTGATCCGCACGTTGTTGCCGTCGCGGGCAAACGACACGTCGCCCACCGCCATGCCCGCGATTGCCGCCAGCCGGCCGTGCGGCACGACGTACGGTTCAAAATCGGCCCCCTCGAGGTCGACGAGCACCCGCAGCTCCCCGTTGAACGCCTCAGCCCCGTAGGCCCCGAGGCGCACGCCAGAGAACGTCGCGTGCTTCGCGTTGATCGCCGGTGCCACCGCGGTCAGAGCCGCTCGCAGATCCGGTGCCGAAATTGTCCAGGCCGTTGCCGGCCGTCTCTTCGCTGCTGTCGTCATGTCTTCCTCCTAGAGAATCCCGTTCAAGGCGTTTCCGCCACCGTTCCCGTTCTTCCGTTCCATTGCCATCACGATCAGCCTGTGGGCCGAGTACATCCCCAACTGACCCTCGCCAAGTCGATTCAAGATCCTGCCCTTGGTGTCCTCGAGGTCGTCCGGCGACATCACGCCAATCAGCGCCACAAACTCGTTGAACGTCTCGGCGTCACTCTCGGGAGGCTTTTCCCTGAACGCCTTGCGAAGTGCCCCAACGGCCGCGCCGCTGACGTAGTTGCCGTCACCGGTCCGCTCCTGCTTCCCAGACCCAAGCGGTCGGCAGTGGGCAATCACCACCGCCGGCAGAGAGCTCCAGTCGTTGAACTCCACCAGGGGGGCAACGCCCCTGAGCATCCGGTCGGTAGCGTCAGAGGCGTGAGCGGCCGCACACGTCGCCATGGCCGATGCCCACGCGTCGAGGATCACCCCTGGCTGCTCCTGGTCGCCGAGCCAGTCGGTGAGCTTGGGGAACAGTGCTTGGTGCCGTTTCACCCACACGTTGAACTCGCTGCGCGTCATGTCGACCTCTCTTCCAGTTGGAACGCCTTGGCCTTTGGCTTGCCTCGCCGCTGAGTCCTGCCGTCGAACTCGCCAGCCAAAACGCGGCTCCAGTTCCGAATGAACCACGTCACGGAGGCTGGATCGGTGAAGAACGTGGATTGACCAAGCCGCTCCAGAGCGGCTGTGTAGCCATCCGTGAAGGCTGGCTCCAGCACCAGGCCGAGGGCCTCAGACGGGCATCCCAGGGCGTTGTAGGGCTTTGTGTTGGGTGTGGCGTTCCAGGCCTGCCGGAACGTCTCCCACGTCCCATGAGCATCAAAGCCATCGGCTTTCGCGGGCGTGTCGGCGGAACACACACGACCGTAGGGAGTGTGTGTTTCTTCTCTTCTCTTCTTCTTCTTCTTCTCTTCTTCTGGTTGCGCTTCTGTTGCGCTGTCAGCGCAACGGATGCGTTTCATGCGGGATTGAGCGAGGGCGCGGACCTTTGCGGACTGCCCGTTGTGGCGGTCAAAGTTGGCAAAACGCACGCCCCGCTCGGTTTCCTCAAGCCAGCCGGCGGCGAGCATGGCGGCGCCGAAACCCGGGACACCGGCGGTCTCGTCCACCCACTCCAAATCGAGCCCCTCGGCGGTCCCGTCGATGGTGTGAGCGTCGGCCCACGACCACAGACGGTGGAGCTTGCCGACCACGGCATCGACGTCCAGGCCAACGGCGCGACGGATTCGGATCACCGCCGGATCGGAGCCGAGGTCGAGTCGCATTTTGATCCACTCACCGGACATCCGTGCCCCCGATCTTCGGTCCATCCCAAATCCAATCCGCCCCGCCGCGTCGAAGCGGCACCGTGCCTATCACGGGGGCGGCTGCAGCTCAGCCGAGATACCGAAACGGGTCGCACTTCGGCGACCGCGACAGCATCGCGCTAGGCGACTTCACCCAGCGGTCAATACAAGCCAGCCCAATTCGGCACGCCTCATTGAACGGCTCAAAGCCAGACGAGCCGACGAGACGAAACCCCTCCATCGCATCAGCGAAAAGCTGCACGCAGTCCTTGTTGCGACCGTCCTTCACTCCAGCGTCGTTCACATAGCGCGCGAAAAACTCGTTGATTTGGTCCCCGTGCTTCCTGTAGGCCAAGAAGTAGCAACAGACGACCGTTCCGTATGCTCTTGACTTAGTCAGGTCAATGGCATCAAGAGCCATGATTTCCCTACGAAACTCATCGACAGCCGCGTAGACCGAGCACTGTAGAAACTTGCATCCCGTGTACTGCCTGTCGGCACCAGAGGAGGCACCGCACATGTACCCGTAGGCCGTTCGGACAGCGTTAGAAAACTTTGCGGTACGAACAAGCGTGCTGCTCGGCGTGATCTCAGACTCACGCATCGCGCCAAACAAGCGGTCGGTTGATGTCTCGCCTTCCTCTCGACTGTTAAAATGGCCGTAAAGACGCTTTGCATCATCCTCGCTTGCGACCACGTACACCCGAACATCGATCTGCTCTGGGGCAACGTCAGGGCGGTCGCACCACACCTTAGACCGCGTGTGCCCCTCAAGCTTGCACCGCCCTCCGCTCCACTCGGCCATGTGCACAAGAAGGTGCGCGGCTTCAAGATTGTAAAGGTGCTTCGCGTGCATAGCACGTTTCTCGGTGTCCCGCTGCCGTGGGTTGTCTGGCACTTCGGCCCACTCGACTGGCGTCATCGTCGTCATGTAGATCTCGTGTCCAATCACAGATTGCATTTCCATTTGCGTCCCCTTTGCTTCCTCTCGGTTCCACCACCATCGGCCAGCAGCACCTTGCCGCAGCCGCCATCACCCCACCCTCCACACCATCTGCCGCCTTGCATGGCTCTTCACGGCCTTGCTCTTCTCCAGCCGGCCCGTCTCAGTGATGGTGCCTGCCCTGGCAAGCGCCATCGTCAGGGCCCCCCAGCCGTTGTGATGTTCAGGCCCGATCCCGTGCCGCTCGCAGACGACGCGGAACGATTCGGCAAGCACCTCCTGGCCGGCGAGCTCGGCCCGCACGACCGCGGAGGCCCGCTCGATCCAGTCGGCACCGCCGACAGCCGCCAGGGCCACGTCGCGGGCACGTTCGCCGGCGTCTAGATCGAAATAGGTCTGGCCATTGAATGTGGTCATGCTTTGCCTCCCGTAATCACAGTGAAGGCTTTGGAGACACAACCAATGCACAGCCATGCCGTATTCGACTCGTAGTCCGGCTCTTGCCCGAACTCCATAACGGTCCCGGCTTGTACCCCACACTCACTGCATGACGGAGGCCTAGTCCACGAATCGTTTCCAATCGCTTCATTTACTTGGCTGGGAGTCGGGTTGTCGCCGAGCGACAGAAGTTTGGCACGCACGGACGCGACGAAGTAGTAGTCGCCGTGTTCGTACTGCTTCTCCCATCGCTGACGTGCAGTCGCCGCTAATGATTCTGGCGTGATCAGTTTCATGCCAAAGCCCTCCGCTCCGACATGAAGAACGCATAGACCCACGTGTGGCCGCGCCGCTCAAGGGCGTAGTAGTGCATGTGCTCGTTGCCGGGCACCTCGAGGTGGTCCGGAAGTTCCTCGCACGATCCGATCTCAACTGTGTTGCCGTCGTCGTAGCCGCCGATCAGCGGTGCCATCACCTGCACCGGCTCAGGCGATCCGTGCGGCACGTAGTGCCAGCCGTCTGGAATCATTCCGCACCCCTTGATTGCAGGATCACAGAGAACGCCTCAGCCGCCGCCTTCTGGTAACGGATGTGGCAGGCGTTCAACGCCTCGCTCACCATCCGCCGAGCGTGTGGACGCTCCCTGTTTGCACTCGCACGGCCGAGGTAAAACGCCTTTACCAAAAGCTCTGCCGGATGCTCGTTGGAGCTGAGCAATTGTTTCAGGCCGACCGACTCCCAATCACGCTCGTGAGCGAAGCACCCGAGCTCCTCGTCTCGGATGAAACGGGCCTTGCGGTCCTGCTCGGCCTGGTCCTCCATGTAGTGATGCCAAGGTCCGTTTGCTGGATCGCCCTCGGGCCGCGGCCGGACGCGGTCTTCTTCAACCTTGGACATGGATGGGCTCCTCGTAGGCATCGCCCTGGATCAACTCGCTCTTGCCGTTGGCGAGGTTGAGCAGCTCGTCGACGTTGGCCGCGGTAAAGAGCCCGTCAGCGTGTCGCTCGTTGACCGCTCGCACAATCTGGTCGAGCTGGGCCATCGACTTGGCCGCGTTGATGGCCAATCTGGCCTTGCCCATGCGGTCGTCTGTCGCCACAGCCTTGGCCTCTAGGCGGGGCTGCTCGGGCTTCTGCGGGGCCGCGGGAGCCACCGTGTCAGCCGGGTAGTCCTGAGCTTCCTCAGCGGTCACGAGGCCCTTCAGAACGTCTGGGAACGCGTCACGCAGGGCAAAGCCTCGAGCACGAAGCTGGAGCATCCGTTTCGGATACTGCGTCCAAGGGCCCGACTTGCCCCACAGCCCGGCCCGGACGGCGTCGGCAACGCTGAACTGCGTCACCGAGGGGGCCGGGTAACCGCGCCGCTTGGTCTCGCAGACGGCGACCATCTTGTCGCCGTCGCCAGCTACAGACTCTTTGACGTACTCGCAGACGGGCGAGCCCATCACGAGGGCCAGGGCGGCATCGCCCCAGATCGAGGGCCGGCCGTTGATCACGGCCACGCTCTGGATCGACTGCATCGGCCCGAGGCCGATCTCAGCCCCGTGCTGGATAGCCAGGATGCAGCTCTCGGGCTTGTTCTGAAAATCCTTGGGTGCGAACTGGCTGGAGGCCAGCATCTTCCCGAATCGCATCGCCTCATCGACCGTGTGGAGCGTCAGGCCCCGCGGCTCGGTCGTGGTCAGTCCTGTTGTCATCGTCTCCCCCTCTTTCCAGGTTCTGGAATCAAGAAAACCCGCTCCGCGTCCTGCTCGGCGGGGTGGTTGTTGCGTCCTTGCTACTGGTGCTCCGCACCACTCCTTCCGGCCTGCGGCCTCCTGCCGCCAGCCGGTCCTCTCATCACGTGCAGAATGCGCCCGGCGTCAATCGAGCTCGAGGTCCGCAGCCGGGACGGTCACAAACGACTCGGGGTCGATCTCCACGATCAGCCGGAACTGGTCGGAGTGGACGCAGGTGCCGCTCCACCTCTTGCCGGCACTGACGCCGCGGACAGCCTCGCCCCGCTCTGGCAGCGGCCGGCCGTAGATGTCGGCCATGCCGGCGACGGCGGCTTCGTACTCGTTCTTGTGTGCGTCCATCTCGTTCCTCCTCCGAACGGGTTGGTGAACAGGCGTTCAGTTCTGTTTAGGCAGGATATTCCGGTCGTGCGGCCATGCAAGCACCGCTGGCAAAACAAGGTGTCCCCTTCAATCGCAGCCTCATTGGCAAGGCTGGCTTGAAACTTCCTGAGAGTCAGGGGATAGCCTCAAGCACCGTCTGGTTCCTATGTCGGAACCAGTGCGGCGAAGCATAGACAGCGTCGGAACCAATCGTCAAGGGGTATTCAGCAAGACGCTGGAAAGAACGATTTCAGGCCTATAAATGGCTAGAAATCAGTTGGCAGAGAACCGCTCGGAACGCTTTTGTTCTCGCCCTGTGGCGTTGCGTTCGGCGATGTCGAGCACTTCCGCCAGGTCCACGACGCTGGCTCGGTCGTGCACTTTCTTGGAGAACACGCGGCCGGTGCGGATCAGCTTGCGGATGTACGACATCGAGCACGGGTACTTCTCGGCTGCTTCACGCACCGATACGAGAACTCTGCCCTGTGTGTCTTCGATAGCCACGACCATCCCCCCATGCTACCTCCGCTGCACAGATGTGCAACGGAGTGCCTCGGATGAGCCGGTCGCGGCCTGCGTACAGTACCTAGACCGGCCAATTTGGAGCGGAGGGCATGGGAGTACAAGTGTACACCCCTGCTAGCTTCTTCTGTTGTCGGTCGCGCGGAGGAGCCGTTTACCCGTGGGCATCACGGGGCGGAATCGCGCACAGATTGCTAAGCAGAGGGCATCTCAATGACAGTCCGTGAACTGCTGGTGTCGCGGTACGCACCGCTTCATCAGCTCACACCACGCAGCGTGGTGATCTACAAGGGAACCATCGACCACTGGGCCAAGTTTCTTGGCAGGGAACCGTTGCTTTCCGATTTTGACGATCTCGAGGTATCGCGGTTCCTTGCGGATCGCGCCACCCACCAGTGCGGCGGCAAGCCTATCTCCGCGAACACCGTGTCAAAAGACAAAGCCCAAATCTCCACGCTGTGGTCGTGGGCCGCGAAAAAGAGGCTGGTGGAACAGTTCCCCAGCCTCCCCCGGACCAAAATTGTCCACCGCACACCCAAGGCAGCGACGGTCGATGCGATGCAGCAACTGATGGCCGCGGCCGCGACCGGCAAGCGGAAGATGTACGGCGATCTGCCGGTGGCGTGGTTCTGGTCGACGCTGATCCGTGTGGCCTTTGAGACCGGTGAGCGGCGAGGGGCCCTCATGGCGCTCCGCTGGTCTGAGGTCGACCTCGAGGGGCTTCAGGTGACGTTCCTGGCAGAAACCCGCAAGGGGCGTAGCCGCGACATCGTGCGAGCCATCAGCCAGGGCGTGGCCGACCAGCTGCGAGAGCACCGCGGTGCGCCCGGCGAGCTCGTCTGGCGATACCCCGGCAAGCAGCACTCGCTCTACGCGTCGTGGGATCTGCTCCGCAAGCGGGCCGGCGTCGAGGTGCGGGGCCTGCACTCGATCCGCAAGTCGTCGGCCTCTTACCTCGCCGCGGCCGGGGGAAACGCCTCGGAGCACCTCGGGCACTCCAACCCGCGGACCACGGCGGTGTACCTTGATCCATCCATCGTGCGGCCACGCGAAACGGCCGTGAGCCGGTTGCCAGAGCTTGTCAGCCAGGACGCTGAGTTTGTCCCAGAGGAGGCCCCATGACCGTCCGCCAGACCCTTGCGTGGCTTCCAGTGACGATCCCCGTGGCACTGCTGCTGCGGTGGCTGGCTGGGTAAACGCAACCGCCCCCACCGGGAGGAGACGGTGGAGGCGGCGCGGCCGGCGGAAAGGGAGAAAACGCCAGGCTATTTGTCGGGGAGCGGTCTGCGGTTTTCCATGTGCGACAGCTCGCAGAGCAACCTACGCCGCTCGGCAAGCAGGCGCATCACGTCGGCCGCGAGTGTGCCGCTGGTTCCGGTCCAGGCTCCCTGAAATCGACGTGCTCGATGCTCGATCCGCACAAGGTCGTTTTCGGTGAGGGGCTGGAGCTCTGGCATGATTTCCTCGACTCGCGGTAGAGCACCAGGGCGATGACTGCGTAGGCGGCGATGTCCATCAGCGTGTCTTCGATGCCGTCGAACTCGACGCGGCCGCGGCGGAAGTAGCTCCGCAGGCGGTGCATCTTGTCGCTGATCCGCAGGATGCAGCCGGCCCACGGGGAGACGTTGATCACGTCTGAGCTCAAGCGGATGTTGCTCAGGGCATCTTCATCGCAGCCGTAGTCGAGCGTCTTTCGCAGGTGCAGATGCTTGATCTCGTCGAGCACGGAGCAGAACTCAGCAGAGCCGGGGCGCAGGTTCATTTCTTCCTCAGATCGCGGTCGCAGAACAGGGGGAACGCCTTCGTGGCCTCGTGCCGCTCGTGGTCGATCACCACGCAGGCTTGGCAGGGCGGCTCGTAATTGGCCTTGATGCGGACAGCGTATGCGGAGTGTCCAATCACCGAGCCGTTGCTGACGTAGCGGCCGGATCGGCCCCAGCTGAACTGGTGCCAGTGACCGAGGCACGTGAGATCGGCACGGAGCGTCGCATCCCATGCGGCGATGCTCTTGTTGAGCGGCACGTGGATGCCGCCGATGCCGCCCTGAAACTTCACGGCGTGCCCGTGGTGGAAGCGGACGCGGAAGCCGTCGAGGTCGAGCACGTTGAGATAGCCGGTGCCGACGTGCCAGCGGACGTTGGCTTTCGTCTCGGCCGCGGCAAGCGTCAGGTAGAGATGCTGCTCAAACGAGTGCTCCATCTCGGTGCCGATGCGCAACTTGTCGGTGCTGCGGCCGTGGTTGCCAGAGTTTGTCGCCACGATCACCTCGTCGGCCTGGCCGGCGACGGCGTCGAGGAATCCGCGGATCCGCTCCCCGGCCCAGCGGGTGGCTGCAAGCGGGGCCAGCTGGGCGAGCTCGGCGGTGTCGTCGTGGATGTGGCCGCTGAGAAAGTCGCCACCGAGCCAGACCACCACGCGGCGGATGTCGGCCAATCTCCTCTCGTGCTCAAGCATGACGGCCAGCCGCTCGCCGAGCTCAGCGATCCGCTGGTCGGCCACGTCCAGGCTGTAGTCGTTGAGGCCGTTGACCGTCGCCGGGTCGACGCGTTCCTCGACGTGCCAGTCGGACAGCAGCACCAGCATGGTGGCCGCGTGCCGCTTGGCCTTGCCGGGCCTCTGGCGTGCCCTGTGCGGGGCGATGCCGCGGAGGCCTGCCATCGCGTCGGCCCGGGCCCGCTCGGCGTCTATGCGGCCAAGAGCGGCCTTGTACTTGCTGCGGAGCCCAGCGGCCTCGGCACGGAGCCGGGCAAGCTCTGCATCGCGGTCGAGGTTGTCTTGCTCGAGCGCACCCTCGCGGACGGCGTCGATCAGCTTTTTCTGAGCCATGCGGAAACTCCTTGCAGGCCGACTTCGGACAGGCCGCGGAGCCGCAGCTGCTCGGAGATGGTCATGGCCAACGCCACGCGAGTGCCGGGGAGCTTGCCAGCCCGGTGCTCCCGCTTCAGCTCCTCGAGCTCGGCGAGCACGTCGGCCGGGAGCCGCTCGTGCCAGGGGAGCGTGCGCCGGGGCGGGGGCGGGATGGCCGCGCGGATCGCGTCGGAAAGCGAACTACTTGCCGGCCGGCTTGTCGGGGTGCTTTTTGCCACGCTTGGGTTCCTTGGTCTTGCGGCCGAACTCCATCGGCATGGCGTCTTCAGCTTCGTCGGCGCCCGTCACGTCGTCATCACTCAGGCCGTCCCACGTCCGACGCTCTGGCTTCGGCCTCGGCTTCTTGGCCATTGGATTGCTCCCGCCTTGCGGCGTCGATGGCTCGGGCAACCAGGATTCTCGCGGCCGTGGCAAGGAACGGCAGGCCCTTTTTTTCCGCGGCACCGCGGAGGTGCTCAACGATCTCCTCAAGGTGGTCCCAGCAACTCTGGCCCCATGCGTCCATCTGCGCGGCGAATGAGTCGCACCCGCACGAGCCGTCGTCGCGGATGCCCCACCATGCCAGCGTCCGGCGGAGTTGGCAGCCGGGGCCGCAGGTCGTCGGGGCCGGCTTGCGGCATTGGCGGATCGCGTTGCGGTACTTCGACACAAAGCCGCAGCGGGGGCATGTGGCGTCAGCGGCGGAGAGGTCGCAGCGGGTCATACGGATATTTCCCAGTCGAACGAACCCGACACGATGTCCTCCGGCAGAGCCCCCCATAGACGAGTATGCACGTAAATCACACCCTCTCCCGAGTGAAGGACGCCTGTTCCACAGTACGATTTATTGACCGAAGAATTGCTGTATGCGACGAGGAGCAGAATCTTGCATTCGCCGTTAATAATCTGCCAGCTTCCGGCGGAAATGAAGTTCTTCGTCGCACGAGTGTCGTCGTAACCACCCCTGAAAGAGCTCAATCCCGCCAGTGGGTCGCAGTCCCACGGCCAGCCTCCCAAAAAAGCATCGCAGAAACCTGGCGATCTCTCTAAAACGTAGGTGCCGTTGGGGCTGCCGCTTGCCGGCTCCGGTCCGGTGTAGTTACTGATCGTTAGGTACACAACATTTGGCGGCGGGCTTCCGCTACAAAACTCCGAGCAAGGCGTCCCGATCTCATAGCACTCCCGCACGATCCCATACAAAACGTGCTGCCGCTTCTGCGTGTTCCATTCAATTCTTGCGCGAACGGAGAACGAAGCCGACTCGCATTGCGGCGCGACAGAGATCGAACCTTCGTAGAACCGCGGAATGTTTTCGCTCTGATCGCCGCCGCCGGAGACAAGCGGTATAGACGCCGTTTCTATTTCTACTTCTCCGTCTTCAGGCGTTATGACATTGTCCCCGATGAAGACGGCCCCGGTTTCCACCTCGATGTACACCTTCTCGCTCGTCAGCGCCGTAGACGCCGGCGGGATCGTGGCAGCCCCGAGCGTGTAGCTGTTGCGCCAGAACGACACCGTGACTCGGCACGGATGCCGTGTCTGCGTCGAGTTCAGCGTGAACCCGCCGGTGATCTGCTGAAACCACGGGCCGAGACCGTCCATGCCGTTGTAAGGATCGGACGTGTCGGAATCGCCCGACGCCGAGAGGTATCCGTCGGATGGATCGCCAGCTTCGACGCCTTCAAAGAAACGAGTGTAAACGACCTCAAACGGTTCGCCGGAGTGAGGTTCCGTGCAAGTGCGTGTGCATTCTTCGCACGGCGGCGCACAACACGGCGAGCACCCAAAGCCGCCTTTCATGTCACGCACTCCCCTTGGATGGCAAACCACGCCGTGCCCTCACGGATGATGCAGCAGTCGTAGGTGCCGGTCGCGGTCGAGCCGGCCACGCTAAACACGTTCTGCACCGACACTGTGGCTGTGCCATTGCGAAGCGTGACCACCCGGGCAGTGTCTTTGGCCCACTGGCCAGTGAAGGTGCCCATGCGAATGAACGGCCCTTCGTCGAGGTGAGCGCCGTACCGAAGCGCCGCCCCATCCCGCGGGCCGGCCTCGACTTGCCGCACCACCTTGGCGATCCGCTCGGCAGAGCTACGCGTGAAAACGATGCGGTCGCCGCGGTCGGCTTTGCCGTTTGGCTTTTGTGCCACGTCAGCCCTCCGTGATGGTGACCACCAGGCGGGAGCCGGCCACGGCAGCGTTGGCGGCGTAGTTGCCGGGGGCCATGCGGAACACCGCGGCCTCGCCGCCACGGAGTTCTACGCACCCGTGCAGCGTTGCGCCGTCGAGCCGGCCAATCGTCACCACGTGCGTCTCGGCCGTTGCCAGCGACCGGGCCATGCAAAGGCCCACGCTCGACATCGAGGCCGTGGAGATGGCCGTGGTGGCCGTGGAAAGGTTGAGAGTGACAGCGATCATGCCTGTGGTCGACAGGTCGGCCGTCACGCCTGAGGCGTTGAACGAGTGGTTCAAGGCACCCTTGGAGAGCTGCGTCTGGATCGAATACGTAAGGTCGGCCATAAATGCTCCTCAGAACGGCGGGGTGCCGAAGTAGGTTGTGAAGTTGACCTCGGGATAGATCCGGCGGGTGAGGATGTCGGGGGCAACCGAGCTAGTTTTCTGCGTGCCGTCTGTGTTCAGGGGCTGCGGCGAAGAGGCTCGGTACGTCAGCCCGTCATCGCCCACCACTGTCACAGGCTTTTTGGAGCTACCTGAGTAGTAGTGCCAGCCGACGTGCGGCAGCAGGAGATCGTGGCCGGATCGCCGGTAGACGAGCTCGGCACCGACTTGCCAGTAGTTCACCACCAGGCCGTTGACGACCTCGCTGCTCTGCCGGCCGCTGATGCCGGCACAGAACCACTGGTGAGCCGTGCCAAACAGGAACGCACCGGTGTTGACCGAGTTGGTCACGGCCGCGGCGAGCGAGGCCGGGAACGTCGGCCGGTTGCCGCTGATCGTGAGGCGCACTTCGCCCTCGTTGACCGTCAGCCCCTCAAAGTAGTCGTTGGCACCGTTGATCAGCGGCTTGAGGTTGGTGTTGCCGCTGCCGTCGTAGTAGACGAGGCAAGGCACCTGAGAGCCGCCGGTCGTGAACTCCCACACGTCTGGCCGCACCAGCGGGTTCGGCTGAAAGCCGCCCTCGGAGCCCGGCGGCGGCACCTCGAAAGAGTAGGCAATCTCGACGTGGTGCCGGTCAGGCTCGGTCACCTGAGCGTCGGTGCAGACGAGGTAGCTGTACTCGGGGTGCGACGAGCCGTGGAAGATGCCGATGGTGTTGAGCGAGGCTTGGTGCGTGATCGGCTCGGTGACGGTGATCACCCACCGCGTGCCGGCGCGGGGCGGCTCGCCAAGCTTGTGGCTGAAGGTTCGCGGGAGCACTTCGCGGTAGGAGACAACGCTCATGCACCACCCATGATTTCGGCCTTCTGGGCTTGCAGCTCACGCAGGTCCTGCCGCAGGCCCACGATCTCGTTGGTCTGCTTGCGGGCCTCAGCGACAGCGGGATCCTCGCGGCCGGTGGCCAGTGCCAGGAACTGGCCGATGCCCTCGCTCGAGCGGATGTCTGCGGCCTTGAGCGGCTCATTGTTGCGGCCGCTCAGGCCGCTGAGTCGCTGAGCCTCGACATCGGCGACACGCTGCTCGATCTGGGCCTGGGCCTCGAGCTCGCGGCGGGTGATTTCGTCCACCCTTTGCCGTTGCTCTTCCTTGAGCCGCTTTTCGTATTCCTGAGCCTGCCGAACGCCGTCGACAACGTCGTCGATGCGGGCCTTTTCCTCTTGGCGGGCAGCGTTGATCTCTTCGGTGATCCGCAGCACCTCGCCGGCAGAGTCAGCGATCAGCTGCTGTGCGAGGGCGGCATCTTTGGCACCGTCGTTGGCGCTCTCGATGTCGAACTTGAGAAGCTCAAAGGCGTCGAGCAGCTCCTGCGGCACGAGCTCGACGGTGCCGAGGTCGGCAGCGAGCCGGCGGAAGGCCTGGCCGGCCTCGTCAACCACGCCCTGCGTCAGCGAGGCGTTGGTGACATCAAGGGGGACTTTGAAGGCAACGCTTAGTTCTTTCCCAAGGCCTGCGGCCCCCTGAGTGGCTTTTGTGATCTGATCCTCAAGCTTCTTCGCCTCATCGGTTGCTGCTTTCGTAGAGTCGGCAACCTCTGCATTGGCTTCCTTCGTCTTGAACGAGTATTCAATTGCAGCCGCACCAACGGCACCCAAAAGCACAACGAGCAGGCCGATGCCAGTAGATGCCAGGAGGCCCTTGATGGCGAGAGACAATCCGGCTGTTGCCGCCGTAGCCGACACAGCGGAAAGCCGATACGCCAGCAGCGCCGCGGACGCAGCGGCAGCGCCGACAGCGGCTCCGTTGAGGTTGGTGACGAGAAACCCTACTGCTGTGGAGATCACAGAAAAGAAGCCGAACAGCAGCGAGACAGTGCCCTTGATGATTGCAAAAATGCTCTGCAGATTCTGGGTGGACAACGTCAGCTCATTGAACGACGCAATGAGCTGATCCGCGATCTCTCTTTCGTTCAGAGAACCCAAGAACTCTGCAAACGAATTGGCAGCTTGAGTGAGGGCCGGTGCCAACTCGCTAATAATTCTTGACGTGAGGCCCTTGAACGATGCCGAGACCTTGGCAATCGAGTCGTCGAGCCCGGCGAGGGCCCCGACTTGGTCCTCGGAGAGAACCGTGCCGAGCCGTTCGGCCTCTTCCCGCATTTCCTGCAGGAATCCGGCCCCCTCTTGGAAGACGGGCACTAGGTCGACGCCGCTCTTGCCAAACAGGCTGACCGCGGCCGCGGCCTGCTGGGCAGGGTTTGGGAGGGCGGCGATGGAGGCGGCAATCTTCTCAAACGCCACCTGCGGCGAGAGCGTGGAAAGCTCTTGGACAGACAGCCCGAGGTCGGTAAAGGCCTTGATGGCCGCGCCGTTGCCGGTCTGGGCCTCGCCAAGGTTGATCGTCAGTTTCTGGAGCGACTTGCCAAAGGTATCGATGCTTACGCCGGACTGATCCGCCGCAAACTGGTAGGCCTGGAGAGCGGTGCTCGAGACGCCGGTACGCTTCGACAGGTCGTCGATGGCAGCGACAGCCGAGGCAGACCCGACGACCATGCTCTGGAACGAACTGGCGGCGCTCGTCACGGCCGACAGGAACGCCCGGGAGATCTCGATGGTCTTGAGCACGCTGAGGTCGGAGGCGGCTTGCTTGCCGGCCCGGCCCATTGAGTCAAGCCGCGTGTTGACATCGCGCACGGACGCAGCCAGAGAGCTTGTGCTCGCTGAAATCTGCATCGACAGTGCGAGTGGCGTGCTCATTCGAAGTCAGCCTGGAGGCGTCTTAGGGCGTCAGCATCTTGGGTGGCGTGACGCGGTGCGTGGTCATCAAGGCCGATGATTTTCCGGGGGTCCAAGGTCGACTTGCTGTAGGGGGCGAGGGACGCCGCAGCGAGGATCCCTGTCTGCAACCAGTCGTCACCGATCCGCTCGTAGTACCGATCCACCGCGATCCACTCTGAGAACTCGACCGAATCCATCCGGTCGAGCAACTCGCCAACCGTCATCTTCAGATGCCCGGCGAGGCGGAAGGCGAATCGCCGTTCTGGCCGGGCGTTGAGTTTTTTGCCAGATCCTGAATGTCGGTCTCGGTCATCCGGTTGTGCTTGATCGCCGCATCGAACAGCCGCGAGCCGATGGACGCGTCGAGGGCCTGCAGCGTCTCGACTCCTTCAGGGCCCGGGAACATCAGCTTGCCGTCGATGTCGCACAGGCACCGCGACAGGTACTGGCTGCGGAAATCGTTGGGCAGCTTGCCGCCGCCGTCCACCGAGGCTTTTTCGTAGCTGTCGCGGTCGCGGAGCGTCATGGCACGGATGCAGACCTCCCCGAGACCGGGGATGTTCACCGTCGTAATGTTGGGCCGGCAGGCCCGTTTTAGATCGTCGGCTGTGAGCGGCATGGATCACCCATCGAGGAGTTTGAAAGACACGGAGTAACGCGTGACGCCGTTGAGCTCGGGCGTCTGCGTGAACCCCAGATAGAGTGCTTGGGTCGTCAAGCTGACACCCGCGCCGCTGATCACCAGCTGCTTGCGCAGGCCGTACTCGGCCGACGAGACATTCGCCGTGCCGTAGCACTCGACGGTGCACGTGCCGGCCTCATCGGTCCAGACCACGGAGCGGCCCTTGCTGGGCCCGCCTGCGTAGCTCGGGGCCGCGGCGGTCACCTCGAGGAACGAGACACCACCCCACGTGACGGAGATTCCGGTGGAAAAGGTGGCCACGGGAGCCTCCCGCGGGTCAGACTCGGGCGATGCGGATAGTGGCAGAACCCTTGATCACGTCGTTGGTGGCGAGCGTGATCGTCGAGGAACGCACCGTGCCGGCAGCAGCGATGGCCAGCCCGCCGGTGATCGTCAGAGTGCCGGTCGTCTTGTCGGCCAGCGGCGTCTTGCCGATGAAATCGAAGGAGATCTCGCGGCCCGTGTCGGTGGCCGATCCCGACAGCGGCCGAGACTGCGACAGCACTTCGGCACCGGTCGTAAGACCGAGGTGCGAGATGTCGATTGTGTCGTCGGCACCGGGGTCGGTGAGGTTGTAGACGATGTTTGTGACGACGTAGGCATTCGACGCGGCAGTGTTGGGAAACTTGAGCGTCGTGCCACTGGAATCATGGGGAGTGTCGGCCATGCGTCATGTCTCCTGCCAAAGAACTTCGTAGGTCTGACGGACGATGTACAGGTCGGGCATTTCGGCACCATTGAGGGACGCGAACTGATCGCTTTCATCCTCAAGGCTCGTCTGCCGTACCGTCGTATTGTCGGCGGTGCCGTTGTAACCATCCAGAACGCCGCGAATGGCGTCTGCCAGCGTCCTGGCGGCCTCGTAGGTGGTGGCCACGATGTCGTATTCGATCACAACATTGGGCACGCCCATTGGCCCCGACAGCGTTGCCTGCCGGCGGATGGCTGAACGTCGCCACGTCACCCACGGCAGCGTGACATCGGCGTCGGCTGCCAAAGGGTAAATCTTGGTGCCGAGTAAACCAGACACTGTGGCATTGGCCACTAGGGCGGCCCGCAGGACAGACTCTGGGCTTTTGAGTGCCATGGGGCGAGGATCCTAGAAGGGGGTGGCTGGCGCACGGCGGGTGCCGGGCTTCGGCGGGAACTTGTCGGCCAGGTCGCGGAGGGCCGCACGGACGCTCTTGGCCATCTCGACAGGCAGGGTGGCCCGCATCTCGGGCAAGGCTCGCTCGTAGGCCGTCCTTACCGGGGGCTGGCCGCTGCTGCCGCCGATGGGCATGGACGACAGGTAGACACGCTGGCCGCGGGCGGCTCGCTTGAAAAACGCCAGCGGATAGGCCGGGGACGTGCGCACCTGAGCTGCCTGCCGGAACTTGGCCCCAGCCTGCGAGAGCTTGCCTTGAGCGCCCCTCCGCAGGAGAGCTGCTGCCGAGGCCTCGTCTTGGAATCGCTGCCGGCTGGCCCGCAGGAGCATCCGCTGGGCTTGGCCGGTGAGCCGGCGGCTCTGGCGGAAGAGGCTTGCATTGCTCTTGAGCTTGAACGGCCCGAGCCGCTTGAAGCTCGAGGCAATCGGCCCCTTGGTGTGCCGCTCCCGGGTGCCGAACTCCAGAAACCCCATGTGGTAGCCGAGGTTCTTGCCCTTCTTCACGGTGCCCGAGGCCGCAGGCTTGGTCTTGCCGCTGCCGGCGGCCGTGTAGCCAACCAGCCCGACAGCGCCGCCGTTGGAGTAGGTCTTCACCTTCGACGCAATCGCCCGGCGAAGGTTGCCTGTCGGCCCTTTTGGCGTGGTGCTGCGGAGGGCATCGACGCCTGGCTTGAGGGTTTGACGGATCGCCGCACCCATGTGCTTCTTGGCAAGGCTTGGGCGCAGGTTGTTGAACGCCCGCTTCAGGTTGTTGAGCTCGGGGAACTCGACTGTCACCTCGACGCCTTTACGCACTGCGTCCCTCCTGGCAAATGGCCTCGTGCTCGGCCCGGTTGTTCCGCTCGAGCAGCGACACGATCTCCAGGGTGCGACCGCGCCACGCAAACCGGTGCGACTGCGTCAGGCCCGGGAGGTAGCGGAGCCGCACCCGGTGGGTGATGCTCACCTCCTGCTGGCCGGCCACAAGGGCCTCGCGGACGCTCACGCCCTCGACGCTGGCCCACACCGAGGAGCTGTTGGCCCACGTCAGCACGGTCTCGCCGAGGGCGTTGGTGGCACCGCTGGCCACTTGCACCGTCAACCGCTCGCGGAGCGTGCCAAAGTCGATCATCGGTAGGAGCCCCACTTGATTGAGTCGAGCAGGGCATGGACGCCGAATGGCACTTCGTTGGCCGAGGCCTGGTCGGCCGCCAGCCGCCGCTCGTACCAGAAGCCCACGAGCATAAGGATCGCCGACTTCACGACCCGCGGCACCTTGGTGCCGTCTTCGCCGTAGCCGGCCCACCACGTGACCGTGATGCTGTTGCGGTCGATGAGGTGGCTTGGCCAGGTGCCGGCGTAGACCGTGCGGATCACGCCCGGCTCCGCGTTCCTGTCGACGCGGTACTCGCTTGTCGGCAGGGTGGCGGTGCCGCCGGTCTCGCGGACGTAGGCCACGGCCGTGGCCGTGTAGCCAGCTGCCACCGCGACCGGGGGGCGCGGCAGCTCGATCTCCCACGGAAACGTGTCCATGGTCATGGCGTACTGGGTGTGCACGAACGTGCGGTCGGTGTAGACCTCGCACCACTCCCGGGCCGCGGAGATCAGCCCGGCGATGTAGGTGTCGTCGGTCTCGCTGTCGACGCGAAGATGCAGCTTTGCATCGGCCACGCTGACAGGCTCGACCTCGGGGCCGCTGGTGCGCCTCAGGCTGCGAACGTGTTTCATCGCGTCTTCCTCCGCTTGGGTGTCCGGTCGGCGGTCTCGGCCACGACCTCGAGCGAGGCGGTCTCGATCTTTGGCTCTGCAGTCGGCACAGCCACGGCCCGGCCCATGCGGATCCACGCGTCAGCCACGCCGCCGCCGATGGTGACAATCTGGCCTTTGACGTAGCGGCCGAAGCCGCGAGTGATCTTGATGGTCTGTGGCATCAGCCAGCGCTCCAGATGGTGTCCGGCTTCTTGCTCTCGCCGTTGTATTCCGTGGTGTACTGGTAGACCGGCTTTGCAAGATCCTTGCCGGGCCATGTGATGAGGTACTCACCATGGCCGATCACGACTCGAGGGCTGACGTAGCACCGGTTGCCGCTCGCCTTCCACTGTTGCCAAAAGTAGATGTCGTCATCAATGCGGCCATCGCCCCAGCTGCCCTTGGCATCGGGCGTCGACCAGAACCAGGGCTTCTTGCACCGCCGCAAGGCCGCGGTCGAAATCACCGTGCAGCCGAAGTGAGCCGCGTCCACCTGCTGCACAGGCTCGGAAAACCACTCACGCGGCACGTGATTGGTGCCGTCTGATGGCGGGTTGTCGAGCGTCCCGAGCATCGTGAACATCGGCCGGCCGTCTTCCCGCTTGGTCTGGATCGGGGCGAGTGCGTCACACCCGAAAGTCATGGCCAGGGCGAAGAGGTGCTCGATGTCTTCCTTGAGCACAAACGAGTCGTAGTCGAGGGTCAGAATGTATTCGTATTCGTCGAGCACCTGCTCAAAGATGCGGGTGTTTACCTGCGACCAAAACGCCCCGGTGCCCATC